AGAATACCCAAAAGCAATACCAGTTTCTGGTCAATGGTTTCTTCATGATTATGAAACAGCATTTACTGATCCACCACAATGTATGCCAGAATTGTGCAAGGGTGAGGATACAGTACTAGCATATCAGAATTACTATATAATAGAGAAATCGGGATTTGCACGTTGGACTAAACGTGAAACCCCAACTTGGTTTACGGAGGGCTTTGATGGTAAGGGAGAGTCGAGACAATTACATCTTACGGAAAATGCGTGAGGAAAAAATGAGTGATAAAACTGTACAACAGTTACAACAAGAAAATTATCTTTTAAGAAGAAATATACATGATCTTCAAGAGCAACTACAAAAATCATATATTCGTATTAAACAATTAACAGATAATCCACAACAATTGGAGTTGCCTTTATGAAACCAATGATTATTTTAATTGTTATGTTTTTTTCTGATCCAATGCGAATAGGTGCAGATTCGGTTACTATTGAAACATACAATGGAAAACCTCTACTATTTTATGACCAGAAAAAATGTTCAGAGTGGATTTGGAAAGACCTTGAGAATTTAAAAGCATATGCAAAGTCGGTGTATCCCGATGCAGTTGCAGTTAAAGAAATTCTATGTGTATATAGAAAAGAAGAAGTATAATGCCTAACTATACATTTGAAGACATTGAAACAGGCGAAGTGTTTGTTCAATTTATGAAGATGGATGAAAAGGAGACTTTTTTAAAAGAGAATCCAAATTTAAAATTTGTGTTTACTCCTATTGCATTGCCTGGGGATCATATTATGGGTGTAGGGCCAAATAAAGGTAGAGAGACAGATCATTTTAAAGAACGTATGTCTAGAATAGCAGAAACGCATCCTAACTCACCTTTAGCAGATAAATATGGCAGTAGAACACATAAGCAAGTTAAAATTAGAGATTCTGTAAAAAGAGTAAAAAAGAAATTAAATATGGAATAAATAATTACAAGTTTGGTGCAAGCGAGAAATCAAACTTCAGCACCGATGCACAGCATTGACGCAAGCTTGGAAGTCACTCCGCTTATGCACCAGAGAGAGGAGCAGCCTAGGAAGCTCCTCTCTCATCTTTATTAGGATTTATTATGGCTACAAAAAAGAACAAAGAAATTAATCATAACAATTTAATATCAATCAAACCGATTGGTGATAATCAAAAAGAAGTTTTCGATAGCTGGAAAAAAGGTAAGAATCAATTTCTTTTTGGTTCTGCTGGTACAGGTAAAACTTTTATATCAATGTATTTAGCTCTAAATGAAATTTTTAATGTAAAAAGTAATGTCGATAGAGTTGTACTTGTTCGTTCTCTTATACCCACAAGAGAAATTGGTTTTCTGCCAGGCGATGAAGAAGATAAGGCTGCATTATATCAAGTACCATATCAGAACATGGTTCAGTTCATGTTTGAGATGCCTAATGAACAAGCATTTAACGGTTTATATGATAAACTAAAAGGTCAAGGAAGTTTGTTTTTTCTATCAACTTCTTTTCTAAGAGGATTGACATTTGACAATACTATTATTATAGTAGATGAATGTCAAAACTTAAACTTTCACGAATTAGATACGATTATTACAAGAGTAGGTCAAAACTCTAAAATTGTATTTTGTGGAGATTTCGATCAAAGTGATCTTCAAAAAACAAATGAAAGAAATGGACTACATAACTTTTTACGTATTTTAGAAGAAATGGATGAATTTAATTGTACAGAATTTACCATAGGTGATATAGTTCGATCTGGTTTTATTCGTAGTTATCTTATAAACAAAACTAAATTAGGAATAGGAATTGAATAATGGATATAGAAAAACTTAGAAAACAATTAGAAATTGATGAGGGAATAGTACATGAAGTATACCTTGATCATCTTGGCTTGCCTACTTTTGGCATAGGCCACTTAATTAAGAAAGATGATCCAGAATATGGTTTAGAAGTTGGAACAAAAGTTGATGAAGCTCGATGTATTGAAGCCTTCAACGAAGATGTTGATACAGTAATTGCAGATTGTCATATACTATATCCAGACTTTGATGATCTACCAGAAGAAGTTCAACAAATCATTGCAAATATGATGTTCAATATGGGCCGTCCACGTTTGAGTAAATTTAAGGGTATGAAACGTGGAGTAGATGCCAAAGACTGGGATAATGCAGCAGATGAAATGGTCGATAGCAATTGGTATCGGCAAGTAACTAATCGAGCTAATCGTTTAGTTGAAAGAATGAGAAATGTCTAATAAAATAGATGAGTATAAAACCAAGATAAACTATGACGTTTGGGCAGATGTATCAAACGTAAAATATAATATGGAAGTAAATTATAATGTTCAACCACAAAGAAGTGAATCTACCAAACGTAAAATCAATAACGATGAATCGAAAGAGATTTTACGAAACACCAGAGGGAAATAAGTATCCTTCTATAACTACAGTTCTCTCTAATCGTAAAAAAGAGGGATTGTTTGAATGGCGTAAACGTGTTGGTAATGAAGTTGCCAATTACATTGCTCGTACCTCTGCTACAAGGGGAACTGCTATACATCATATGTGTGAGGATTATCTCAACAATATGCATAAGGATTTTCCTAGTAAATTTGAAGAACATAAAAAGAAATTTCTATACTATTGTTTATTTAAACAACTTAGAGATCAAGTTCTCAAAAATATAGATAACATATATGCACAAGAAGCAGGGCTCTACTCTGATAAATATAAAGTAGCAGGCCGTGTAGATTGTATTGCAGAGTACAAAAATATCTTATCTATTATTGACTTCAAAACATCTTCAAAAGAACGGACTGATGCTTGGAATGAAAATTATTATATTCAAGGCTCTGCATATGCTGAGATGTTTGAAGAAAGAACAGGTATCAAAACTGAACAAGTCGTTATCCTCGTAGTAACAGAGGATGGTACGGTTCAAGAGTTTATAAAAAACAAACATGACTATCTTCCTATGTTGGAAGAGTCTTTAACCGCATGGAGTAAATTAAATGAAACATCTATCAATATTGATGGCAATGTTTCTAGTAGTGGGTTGTCAGACAACACAATCTAAGGTAGAAACAAGGCCAGAGGTTGTAAAAGAAGTAAAAGTACTTCCAGAAGAAAAAGAAGCTGAAAAACCCAAACTACAAAAAGAAAAAGTTACTAATCCTTTTGAAAATGTTGATATTCCAGCTGATCAGCTCGTTACAAGTCATAAGCCTGTAATATGTGGAAGAGCTGATGTTATGCTTGAAAGAATGGAAAAACGATTTGGTGAAGTGCCTATTATGGTTGGAGAAGTAGGAATTCAAGAAGGTATAGAAGTAAATCAATTTATGGCTACTATGACATATAATGTAAAAACAGGCAGCTATACTTTTCTAGAACAAATGCCAATTGATAAAAGATTAATGTGTGTTGTATCTTCTGGCTATGGTAAAGTAAATAATGTATTTCTTGGAACTTCTTTATAAAAAAGGTATTGACAATTTAACTTTAATATAGTATAAATATAATACAGTTCGTTGATACGGATTGAAAGACGTACAGGACTTGGGGGCAGTACCCAACGCCTCCACCAAAAGTCCACTTAGGGCCGAGTGGGTTTTTGATGGGGGCGAAATAGGATCGACTGGCGTGGAATAGAAAAGTGTAGAACTGTCGGATGACTCCGTTATTGGTCAACATTCTAAATGCAAACGATAATTTTGCATCTCAAGACTACGCTCTAGCAGCGTAAGTTGGATAGGGTTTCGGTAGGTTTCCTAGTAACAGAATAACCTACCATTTATCCTTATTGTAGGATGAATAAACTATAGAAAGGAGAGACAGCCGGTACTAAGCCTTCATAGACTCTGATTTACGGAGTACATCATTGGTAAGACAATGTAGGATTATTTTAGAGTGGCTTCTAAAACTGTCGGGTTGATGGTCATCCTTATAAACCATCCTACCATTTCGAGCCTACGTAGAAATGGTCGAATACCGTAGGTAGTTCTATCTTGTACCTACAAAGATAGAAGGATTATAAAGGGGTGGGGGGTTGTTACCAAATAAACACGCCGGGGGCCACGGTTAGCCCCCACTTTATTAAGGAATTATAACATGAGAACGTCAAAAACTTTTGCTATAGAAATAGAAAATATTGTAAAAGATAAAAAAATCACACATATGGAAGCAATTCTTTTCTACTGTAAAAGAGAAGAGATTGAACCAGATACGGTTAGTTCTTTGGTAACTAAAAGCTTAAAAGACAAAGTTGAAGCGAACGCTAGAGATTTAAATTTTCTCCCAAGACAAGCACAATTACCAGTATAGGAGATAACATGAGTATATTAATTGCGATTGCACTTTTAGGTGCATTATTTGTAACAGACAATCAAGAATTTTTCGATAAGGTTGAAAAAGATATTGATGCTGGTAACACATGGCATTTAGTAGGGCCAAGAGATGCAGACCCTAATGTTATTTCATTACCTATTACTGTAGAAGGTCATGATCCTCAAATCATTTGGAAACTTAAAAAACCAGAATAGAAAATGCAAGCAGTTGACGTTTATTTGATGTATTGTGCTTTAAAGGCTCACTTTAAAGGTGATTATGATTATCACAGATTTAGTGGGCAAACTAAGATTAAGCGAGATTCTTTTTGGAAACGGAAAGACCGTTTTTTCTTTGTCAAGGTAGGACGCAAATATGATGATGGTGAAGTTTTAAACTATTTTGTCTCAAACTTTATTCAAGACCGTGATGGATACATTGCAAACTTTAATGATAAAAATTATGAAGATTGGTTAGAAAAGAGAAAGATGTTCTATGAAATTTTTATTGAAGAACTTAAACCTTTTGTCAAAGAATTTAATCCATTATTTGAATCAAAGGATGGTGAACATCCTCTATTACTCAAGGAGTATTTAGGTAAACGTGTATCTTTGGAAACAATGATTGTTCTTGACAATCTTGTAGAGTTTAGTAAACGATGGGATAAGGAGTTAGAATGGGATGATTTTGTGTGGCCTGATGTAAAAAAACTTATGAAAAATTACAAAGGGTTCTTGACAATTAATGCTGATAAGTATAGAATAAAATTATTGAAACTAATAGAGGAGCCAGTTGATGGAAGTCACTGTACATCTTGACGGCAATCCCGCCGTAAGAGAAGAAGGTTTTTTTGAGAGTAAAGTTTCTACTCTTCAAAAAACTGTTAAGGCATTGCAATTTGACAATGCTGAGTTGGTGAAAGCCAACGAACAACTGTCGGAAAGAGTTAAACAACTCGCTTCCAGACAACCTAGTTGGCCGAGGGGCTATCGCCCTCGCCGGAACAATCAAAGGAAAGATAAGTGAAAGTAACACTTGTCGATTCTATGGGCAGCGATTTATCAGTGGTAAACGCTGCCCGTGTTTCCTTTGCAAAAACTTCTGAATGGGAAGCTATTCCAGAAGCTGGTAAAATGGAAGGTTTTCTAAAATACGAAGATGAACGTCTAATTAAGTATCTTGCAAAGCATGATCACTGGAGTCCTTTTGGCCATGCATCAATGCAATTTCATATTAAAGCACCAGTGTTTGTTGCAAGACAACTTGTTAAACACCAAGTCGGTTTAGTGTGGAATGAAGTATCAAGACGATATGTAGATGATGAAGTAGAGTTCTATGAACCTACAGAATGGAGACTTGCAGCTGAAAACAAGAAACAAGGCTCATCTGATGAAACTATACCTTTTAGTGTTGCGTCTACATACCAATGGACTAAACAAACTTACGAAAATCTTTTAAATGCTGGTGTTGCACCAGAAATGGCCAGAATGGTTTTACCACAATCCATGATGACAGAATGGTATTGGAGTGGAACACTAATGGCATTTGCTCGTGTATGCAACCTACGATGCAAACCAGATGCACAAAAAGAAACCCAAATGGTTGCAAATCAAATTGATGTTCTTGCACAAGAACTATTTCCTAACTCATGGGAGGCACTACGTGACAATTAATAATGAAAGTAATTTAATTACAGTTGATAAAATTATGGTTTTGATGGAAGAAATTGCTGTGTTAAAAAGTCGATTTGAAGATACCGATACAGGTCATCTAAGAACAGCAGTAAATGTCATGGAAAATAGAATACAAGAATTACGTTCTAGAATACATGACTAAATACTTAAAGGAGTATTGACTTTTACTCCGTTATATATTAATATACGATTATACATTTACATAAGGAGAAAAATATGTCGTTTAATGCATTAAAGTCTAGTTCTCTAGACAAACTGCTCGGTGCCGCTGAGACAGAAAATAAACCCCAAGAAAAGAAGTCTTACGTAGACGAAAGAATTTGGAAACCAACGATGGATAAAACTGGTAACGGTTTTGCTATCATTCGTTTTCTTCCTCAATCAGAAGGTGAGAATTTACCTTGGGTAAAACTTTGGAATCACGCATTTCAAGGGCCAACTGGTCAGTGGTATATTGAAAACTCTCTAACTACCGTAGGTCAGAATGATCCAGTTTCCGAACACAACACTCGTTTGTGGAATTCTGGTGTAGAATCTGATAAAGAGATTGCACGAAAGCAAAAGCGTAAGTTGCAATATTACTCTAATATCTACGTTGTTAAAGACTCTGCTAATCCAGAGAATGAAGGTAAAGTGTTTCTTTATCGTTATGGTAAGAAAATCTTTGATAAGATTATGGAGGCTATGAAGCCTGCGTTTGATGATGAGGTTGCAATTGATCCTTTTAATCTTTGGGAAGGTGCAAACTTCAAGTTGAAGTTGCGTAAAGTTGATGGTTACTGGAACTATGATAAGTCAGAGTTTGAGGCACCATCTGCTCTTCTAGATGATGATGATGCTCTTGAGAAGATTTGGAAGTCACAGTACTCACTATCTGAGTTTACTGCGACTACAAACTTTAAGTCTTATGATGAATTGAAAAAGCGTCTTGACCTTGTTTTATCTGGTACAGTTGCTACATCTAATGTGGTAGAAATATCTGAATCTTTTGATGATTCACCAGAAGAAAGTATTACCGTAGATACTACAGAAGAACCAACTCCTTCTGTGTCGGTTACTTCTATTGTCCATGATATGGATAATGAAGAAGACGATACTATGTCATACTTTGAAAAACTAGCAGAGGATAATTAAGTGAAAAAACTTGCCTTAATGGCATCAGCGGTAGTACTTTTTAGTACTACTGCTAATGCAAATAGTGTATCAATTGAATGTCGAGATGATGTTGAACGTGGTACACTTAAATTAACTAACCCGCCTATCATGAATTGTGAAGATTTTAATTTGGTTAAAAAATATATTGGTTCTGGTGTTACTGTAGGGCCTAATTCAAAAGTAAATGATTTAGTTTCTGCAATTGAAAATATTAAACCAATGGTTAAAAAAACCAATTCAGAAAGTCCAATATACGAACCACTTGAAGATGAATTTTCTGGTATCAAGCGTCATGAAGCTTTTTTTGATGAAAATGAATGTCCTAAAAGTGAAACACGATGGATAAACTTAAAATTTAATGAAGATGGTGGTGTTACCATCAAAAGGTAAGATAAATCCTGGGCCCTCGTAGAAATATTTCTACGAGGGTTTTTGCTTTAAGTAGCTGGGTATGCGTTATTCATAAACCCATATTGATTAGCGGCTGGATTTGTAATTGAATCCGAAACAACTGTATTACTAGACGAAGTATTATTAAATGATCTATTATCAGCT